TGGCCGGAAATCCATTGTGAGTGGTGCAACTCCACGACGTCACACGAAATTCAACTACTACAAGGAGGTACGATGAAAACATTAACTCGCTCAGTAGGGCGACCTGAAATTGGTGGAGAACCTTTACCACCAGTATTTAGGACATTTGACGGCAATCAGATAGCCATCAGGCGTTCCGAGGTTTCAATGATTGCTGGTGAACCAGGGGCAGGTAAATCAACTCTGGCACTGGCTATGGCTCTGCGAATGAATGTGCCAACTCTTTACCTTTCGGCAGACACTAATGCTCACACTATGGCTATGCGCCTGTATTCAATGATTACGGGTGAGTCACAGCAGAATGCTGAGGTATCTATCGAGAAAGACCCAGAGGGTGCAAGGCAGAAGTTAGCACTGGCTAGTCACATCTATTGGTCATTCGACTCATCACCTAGCCTTGGTGACCTTGACGACGAGTGCATGGCTATAGAGGAACTACTGGGTAGACCTCCAGAACTAATCGTGGTGGACAACCTAATGGACATCGCCATGGATGGTGGAGAAGAATTCTCTGGTATGCGCGGGGCTATGAAAGAACTCAAGTTCTTGGCACGTGATACCAATGCTGCAGTTCTAGTGCTACACCATACGAGTGAGGCGTTTAAGTCTGAGCCGACACCACCACGTGCTGCACTACAGGGCAAGGTGGCACAGTTACCTGCACTTATTCTTACCGTTGGACAGCAGGCTGGATTGATGGCCGTGTCCTCTGTTAAGAACCGTTATGGCAAGGCTGACCCATCTGGCTCACAGCCAGTATGGCTACAGTTCAATCCTGAGTACATGTACTTGGCTGACCTAGAGGAGACACGATGATTGAGTGGCTCATAATAATTGGATTAAGTGGACTTCTTTGGTTCTTGTTAAAGGTGAATGGAGATAAGTAATGGAAATGGCTATGGGCTTTGCACTTATCTTTTTGATTGCAATCTTTCTTACCGTAGATGCTGGGAGGTAGCATGACTCACGAAATAAGAGACATGGAGACACATCTACGTAACACTTGGCAGTGGGACTCATGGGGCTTCACTTCGGAGTGGGACAACTGCACATTGTCTGACATGGATGGATTCGCACCATTCTTCTCTGAGCGCAGGGGCAAGTTCCTTGTGGTTGAGATGAAACACTGGAACGGCACAGGTGACTGTCCTGCAATCAATTACTACTCAGGTCAGATACGTGCCTTACTGGCACTGTCAGAGCAAGAGAACTTTACAGTTGTCATTGGCTTTGGTGATACTTCGACACGCGAAGTGTATGAATACAAGGTGTTTGACAAGGGTGGGGTAACTGCAGGAGAATATCCTTTTAAGGACTTCTTGACTAACTGGTACAAGACAGTTAATAAGGTTGTGTATAAGTGAGTAAGTCAAAGCAAAAAGGTACATCAGCAGAAACTGCTGTAGTTAATTGGTTACAGAGCAAAGGACGTAAGCATGTGGAACGAAGAGCCTTGGCTGGCCTTCTGGACCGCGGGGATATTGCTGGTATACCTGGCGTTGTTATGGAAGTAAAGAACCATAAGGAGATTAAACTCTCTTCGTGGCTCAAGGAACTAGAGGTGGAAATGAAAAATGACAAGGCAGACACGGGTGTTGTAATACATAAGAAAACTGGAACGTTAGATGTTGGAAACTGGTACGCAACAATGCCAGTAAGCATCTGGTTTAAGTTACTGGAGGAAGCAGGTTACTGATGGACAAGCATAGTATTGCAACCGTATTAGAACATTATGGATGCAAGACTATACCTGAGCGTAGCGGATGGCAGAAAATTAAATGCCCATTCCACGACGATGGACATGCGTCAGCAACCGTAAATATAGAAGCCCAAGCATTCAATTGCTTTGGGTGTGGAGTAAAAGGCGACACGTACAGTGTCATAATGCAACAGGAAGGAGTTGATTTTCGTGAGGCTTACACACTCGCAGAGGGAATTACTGGAGAAAGCGGTAACACACTATCAAGGGTCAATACATCTCGCAGAGGAGTATCTAGCGGGTCGGGGATTATCGCTAAACGACGCGGCTACAGTCCGCCTAGGTCTCGTAGAGGAGCCGCTAACAGGGCATGAACAGTTCCGTGGGCGACTAGCAATTCCTTACATTACCCCTAGTGGTGTTGTGGACATTCGCTTCCGAGCAATCGGACCACAAGAACCTAAGTACATGGGCATGCCTGGTGTACAGACAAGGCTATACAACGTTAACGCTCTGCTAACTGCAGAGGGTTACATAGCAGTAACAGAAGGAGAAATAGATGCAATCACGCTCAACTACAAATGTGGTATCCCGGCAATTGGCGTTCCTGGGGCTAACTCGTGGAAGAGGCACTACTCAAGGCTACTCCAAGACTTCGAGACTGTTTTTATCTTTGCTGACGGTGACCAGCCTGGTTCGGATTTTGCGAAGAAAATTGCGCAAGAAGTTCAAGGCGTAACAATTGTAAACATGCCAGAGGGGCATGACGTTAATTCAATGTATCTACAGGCTGGGTCAAACTGGTTTGCTGATAAGGTGAAGGGATAGAAATGGGGAAGTACAAGGATGAGTGGTTCGACGAATTCTACGGGGAGTACCCAGAATACGACAAACCACGCTGGCATACAGACGGAGACGTTGACGACAGCGGTGAAATTGCTTTCAGGGATTGGAATGAAGCCACACTCAATGACATGGTTGCAGGATGGGACCCTTCAGATTTCGATTCTGATACCCCCACCAAGAGAGTAAAGACATCTGCTCTTACATTCGACATCTATGACATTCAGGATGAACTGTTACTTCTGCTTCTTCAGAAGCACGAAGACTACGGTCCTAAGAACATCAGTAATGCGCCAGGTGGACCGCTTAACGGTCTGAATGTACGCATGTACGACAAGTTAGCAAGGCTAGATAATCTTATTAGCAATAAGAAAGACCCTAAGAACGAGTCATTACGAGACACTTTCTTAGACCTAGCAAACTACGCAATAATCGGATTGCTAGTCTTAGATGGGAAATGGGACAAGAAATGAAAACAATTGTAGTGATATCAGACATGCAAGTGCCTTATCATGACCCTCGCGCAGTAAAGGCTGTTATGAACTTCGTAGCAGACTACCAACCAGATGAGTTGTTCTGTGTGGGAGATGAGGCAGACAGCCCAGAACCATCTCGTTGGAACAAAGGCATGGCTGGTGAGTTCGAAGGAACCCTACAAAAGGGATTAGATAAAACAACTAATATTATGGTTGGCTTCAAAGAAGCCCTAGGTGACAAGCCATTCCACACAATGAGGAGTAACCATGGAGATAGGGTCCAAAACTATGTCTCGAAGTACGCACCAGCACTCGCGTCTTTACGAGACCTTGAATACAGTAAACTACTTCGGTATAATGAGAATGAAATTACTTATCACAATAAGTTTTATTCCTTTGCGCCAGGGTGGGTACTGGCACATGGTGACGAAGGTAGAGCCAACAAGCAACCTGGTGGCACTGCTCTTACCCTTGCTAAACAAATTGGGGCTTCAGTTATATGTGGACATACTCACAAACAGGGAATTCAACATGAGCACACAGGATTCGGTGGAAACATTAAACATCGACTCTATGGAGTTGAAGTTGGCCATCTCATGGACTTGGGGCAAGCGCACTATCTCGGACAGACTGGTGCTAACTGGCAACAAGGGTTCACTATTCTCTACCAGCGTAGGGGCAACGTGACACCTGTTAACGTGCCAATCAATGGTCGTTCATTCGTTGTCGAGGGAGAGGTTTATGAGTTCTAATGCACACTTCCGATTCGACGAGCAGGCGGTCCAAGATTTTGAACCAATGGTACGTCAAGTATCCTCGGAGTATAGTAAAAAATATAGAATGGTTAACAAGGAAGACATAGCGCAGGAACTATGGATGTGGTTCGCTACACATCAGCGCAAGATGTCTGAATGGTTAAATGAGGAAGAAAAAGACAGAACTAAGTTAGTAGCAAAGTCTTTGAGAAATGCTGCTTATGACTTCTGTCTTAAAGAGAAAGCACAGGCTGAGGGCTACAACCCTGATGATGTGTTCTTCTATAAGAAAGAGTTTATTAAGATGATGCTACCAGCAGTCATTGCTGACGACTGGGCACGCATCGAGAACTCTCTAAGTCTTGGTGGTAAAGCACCTAAGGCTGTTGCTGAGTCCAATGACTGGATGGCTTATAGTGCAGACATTAAGTTTGCGTTATCCAAGTTAGATGAAAAGGACCGGACACTTGTAGAGGAGTTCTACGGACACGACATGGATGGTACTACGCTTCATGAGCAAATCCTTCCAGAGAAGTCCACGGCTAGAGCCGCTATGATGCAGGCTAACCGAGCACTAAACAAGATGGTTAGAAACCTTGGAGGTTTTGCACCATTTAAGGAAGAAAAGGATGAGGATGAAGGACTTCTACAAGAGCCACCTGATTCACTCGTCTAAGGATGCCACTTGGAAAACTCCAAGATGGCTATTCGATGAACTAAATCTAGAGTTTAATTTCGGTCTAGATGGTGCTGCAACACAA